GTTTTTGTAACTAATTCCTCAATTGTAATCATCATATCCTCCTAAGTTATTATACCAGAATGTGAAGAAGGGGGGCAGTTGTTACACCGCCCCCCCAAATCAACTATTTATGAGTATTACTCAGAAGTAGAGTTTGCATCTGCATAAGCAACTGCATCTAGTTCTTCCCATTGAATACCAAAGCGGACGAATACTGTGTATTCAATTGTATCCTTCTTTGGCTTGTATTCACGGTTTACAGTAATATCACGCTGGAATCCCCATACACGGTTTGATGGGAATGTCAAGTCGACGAAACCATCTGGGTAGTAAGGAACTTCCATTACATCAATTCCTAATACACGAGTTGTACGTGCATTACCAATTGTCTGTGCGTTTCCATCAAGGTAATCTTGACGGTTTGCAGGTGTACCTGCTGGGCGACCAGCAAATGCTTCTGCGATTGCATCGCCTAGTGTACCGTTATTTGAAACGATACCCTGGAAAGCATCTGTACCAGCGTAGAACTTTAGGTTCGACTTAACTGCACGATACTTACGTGGCATTGCAAGAATGATGTTCTGCATTACAGTTGGTGTCCAAGCATCATTTGTTACAGTAACAACTGACTCATGAGCATCGTTTACATACTGTCCACCTGTGTATACAGAGTTTGTAGTCTGCTTTACGAAACCGTTCATGATTGAAAGGAAATCACCTGTTGCACCGTCACCATTAATGGCAAGGTCTTCAATATCGTTTGCGAATGCATTTGTCATCAAGCGAACTAGATGATCTTCAAGTGCTCCACCTTCAATATTGTCTTCTAATGATTCTGTAGAAACTTCCCAATCAAGACGAATCTTCTTTGTAGTAAGTTCTACCTTTGTAAATGTTGCACCAGCGTTTGTGTAGTTTGGACTGCCCTGCGCTGCTGCACGAATAACACGCTCTCCAACGTTAACCTTTTCGATTTCCATTGTATTAGCACGCATTGTAACTTTACGACCATCCTTGGCGAGTACTGTTGCATCCCACACGTAGTCGATGAAGCGACGAGCCTGTTCTGGTGCAAGAATACCTCCTGCTGCCCCAGTTGGGTTAACAGCATTTGCTCCAGTTGTTACACCGAAGTTTGCTGTTGCTGTGTTACCGAGTTGTGATCCAACAGACGCTGCTGCTGAGTCTAAACCTGTAGCACTACCAACACCACCTGATACGAGTGCACCCTGGGAGTTAAGTTCTGCTCCTGAGCCACCTGAACCTGGATAGTTCTTGGCTATATCTTTATCTTGTTCTGACATTATTTCACCTCCTAGTGAATATATTGTTAATTAAATAGGTCGGAATTTTTGAGGAAACGTCCGCCCCATAGGGATTTCTGAACCTTTACAGGCTCAAACTGCACGATCTCGCCTAGATCGCCAGACTTGCGGAAAGCGGTATCTTGCTCAACGGCATCTACTCTCTTTCCAAACTCATTGAACTGACCCTTGACCTGTGTTACTTCTGTAGACACATCGTCAACGGACTTGTTAAGTGCTGCAACCTGCTCATTAAGAGACTTAATGGTTGTAGCGAGATCGCCAAAGGCATTAGTAAGAGAGTTCTTGATTTCAGCAATTGCATCTGCAACTGACTCATCTGACTTTGCTACAGCAAGTTCGGCTTCAACTGCTGGAGCAACGCTCTCTTCTTCTACTACTGGAGCAGAAGGAACTGCACCACCATCGTCTGACTTTTCAACAACAGTATCTGTTGCTGCTGCTTCAACGACTGCAGGAGTTTCTACTTCTGCTGGCTGTGCCTCTGGAGTAATTTCAACATTTTCAACTACAGCATCTAATACTGCTTCTGTTGCTTCTGTCATTTTATTTACCTCCTTGGTAATCTTAATTGTACTAATGCCTTTAGCACTATCAACTAAGAACTTTATCATGTTTGCTTTTTCGTCATCATTCTTTTCTACGAAACCAATGTTTTCCATGTTCTTACCACTGACTGGGCTTGCTTCTGCTTCTGAGTCAGATACTAATACGATACCGTTTTCAGAATCGTAAAAAACATTTTCAATAACAGTGTCTGCAGATGTTCCAGTTAAAACATTTTGACCATTTACCTTTTCAACAGAAATGATGCTTGCAAATTGATTTGCTGGGCTATCAACTAGTGATAATTCATAAAGATCATAGTCTTTAATAATACGAATTGACTTGTCTAGGTCTGCATTATATGCATCGTCCCAAACCTTAATATTGCCACCAATAGAAAAACCACTATATGTGCCATCTAGGACTTTCTCCCAGGCATCTTGTGCACCCTTTGAAACATAAGCAGAGACATAAACTCCGTTATAAAACTTCTTTGAATTTGGGTCAAAGTAGCGATCTTCTTTAAATGAAACCATCTTGCCTACTGCTGATGGCTGATGCATTTCTCTTAAATTTCCCTTGAAATTTTTAAAGGCTTTAACGCTTGCGTCTGCTGTAACAATGTCGTCTTGCTTGTCAATGTTATCTAGGGATGCAAAACCAGAGACCATACGGCGCTCTACGTCTACCTTGCCAATAGGCATTGACAGGCGAACACTATCTTTGTCCGTCGTCCAATTTGCCTTATTTATTATCATATCAGAATCCATTATACCAAATGTTTTTAGAGATTTCTCAATTACTGAGACGCTCTGCCCTCACCCTGCGGATTGCGTCCATCAAGAGTTGCTTCACCATCTGATTGGCTATTTGTTCTTTCTGCATCTCTTTGGCGATTGCCAGCAAGGTTTGCTCTAGCATCCGTTGCTTGTCTTGGAGTCATTACAAATGGAACATCTCCATCTTTTCTCTGTGGCAAATCAAGTGCTGTACGAGCCTCATTTGGAGTCATGACCTGAGTCTTAACATATCTTTCAAGAATTTGAGATTGTGCAATCTCATCAGTAAGGGTTAGTTCATTAAACTTAAGTTCAAGAACATCTGTCTTTTCCTTAATAATCTTGTTGACTACCTTCTCAAGATGATGTTGGGCAGGTCGTGAAACCTGCTCTTTAAATGTTCTATCCTGAGAAAGCGCTGCTGCAAGTCCAGACTCTGATCCACCTAGTTTTGAAATAGGTACTTGATGAGCAATTAAAATGTCATCACGATTCTGCTTACGATACTCTTTGAATGATCCATCTTGGATACCGTTTTCAATTGGCTCCATCTTGAACTCAACTTTGTTTTGATCTGTGTCTCCAGGAAGTGGAATATATAGGGTTCTGTGAGACTGAGACTTTAGACCAGTCTGAAGGAATCTAAACATCTTATCTTCTGCGTCTCCAGATAGTTTTGCACCCTTTAGAGTAATGATGTATCGTGGCACTGCTTTATTTTCAAAATAGTCAATGTTGTATCTTGAAGCAAGTTGATCTCCAATTAGAGATGGCATTGCAGAAACAATGTCTGGAATACCATAGTACGTGTTTAGTGGAGAATATGACTTAAGATGAATAATTTCATTTGCACGGCTATCTGCTGTTACTGGGTTTGGATTGTTTGCACCAAAATTTCTAAAGTAAACAACAGCCTGACCAATAATTTGAAGGTAGCCATCATTAAGTCTACGAACACGAACAGTGGTTGCTGGGATGTGTCCAATGTAACCAATCTCGCCCTTGATTGTTCTTCCAACTTCAATAAATCCATTTCCAGTTGCTTCAACATCTGTGTAAACCTTTTCCATGATCTTTGTAAAACTATCATCGTCATTAAGGTTTTCTAGCCAGTCACGTAATTCAATCTTGGCTCTTTCAATTCTATTTCTTGCTCTTTCAGTTGCTGATTCATCTTCTGACATTTCTAGTCTAAGTGCAGTTCTATCTGCAATGTCAAAACGATATCCAAGACCTACAATATTTTCTACCTTTGCATCAATTGCAGCGTGGTTAGCAAAAGAGGTATCGTAGAAGTTTGCAAGTTCATACATGTTATATGGTGGTGTGATTACGTCAAATAGACCGTATCCATTTCTATATACCGTTCCAGGATTAAGAGCCTTTGATCCAGCATCTACTCCAGACGGAACTGCATTTGCAGAATCTAGATATGCTTCATTTGGAGTTATTGCTTTGCTTACTTGTCTTGCTACACGGCGACGGAAGTTTTGATCTAGGCCAGAGTATTTTTGTAACTCTTCCCAGTTTTTATTAAATGGGTCATTTAAATTAAATTGACTTTCTTCTTGCTCTTGAGTATTTAAACTTGCTCTTACATACTGGAAGTCATCTTCATCAGTCACTTTCGTACGCATCCCTTCCGTGTGTTTTTAATGTTTTCTGTGCATCAGCAATAGCGCCTAAGTCATTAACATTTGGAATTAAACCTTGAATCATTCTGTCTTTTTGTTCTGAATATTCTTCTTCTGAAATTCTTGTTAATCCTGGAACAAAGATCGCTTTACCTTCTCCATCGTCACCATTAAATATTGCAGCCCTCTTAAGTTCTGCAATCTTTGAGATGTCACCCTTTTGAGCAGGAATGTTTAATACAGAGCCATTTCCGTCAGTAAACCACTTTCCATCTGACTTCTTATATACATATAGACCCCAGTCATAATGCTTATCAATGACCTTGCGTCTTACATTTTCAACAATTGGTTTGCCAGTTTTTGGGCTAAATAAAGAATCCATAACCACAAGTATACCAGATTACACTGGTGA